AGGAATTACGGAAAATCGGCATACCCGTGCAGAATTTTACTCCCAGCAAGGGCTCTGACAAAGTAGCAAGGGTCAATGCCTGTACGCCTTTGTTTGAGTCTGGAATGGTCTGGAAGCCTGATGAATTTTGGGCAACAGAAGTGGTTGAAGAATGCGCGGCTTTTCCTAACGGGGATCATGACGACTTGGTGGACTCCATGTCACAGGCAGTTTTGCGTTTTCGCCAGGGTGGTTTTGTACATTTGGCGACTGATTATGAGGATTCGTTTGAGGGCCATCGCCACAAGGAAATGATTTATTACTAATGCTGCCAATACTGACAATTGGTATGGCTACCTATGATGATTATGAAGGTGTGTTTTTTACGATTCAAGCATTAAGGATGTATCACCCGGAAGTAATGGACCAGGTTGAAATATTGGTTATTGATAACAATCCAGAAGGTGAAGAAGGAAAAGAAGTAAAAAGGTTCATTGAGGGTTATGAAGCGGATTCAGGTTTATTTACACAAGGAAATGTTCCAAACGGAAGGTATATCCCCTTTACTGAATATCAAAGCTCTTTTGTTAAAGGGCAAGTATTTGAACAGGCAAAAGGCGACTTTGTTCTTTGTCTCGATTCCCATGTGTTTTTGGTTCCTGGTTCTTTGAAAAAACTTATTGATTATTATTCTATGTTTCCTGACACTAAAGATCTTATTCAAGGTCCTCTGATACACGATAATTTGTGCAATTTTTTTACTCATCTTCAGCCTGAATGGAATGATCAGATGTTTGGAAACTGGGAGTTCGCCGAAGAACTTTTTAATGCTGGCAATCCTTTTGAAATACCAATGCAAGGCTGTGGTTTATTTTCCTGTAAAAAAGAGCATTGGGTTGGGTTCAATCCTAAGTTCAGAGGCTTTGGTGGAGAGGAGTGGTATTTGCAGGAAAAATTCAGGAAGCACGGGGGTCGGGTCTTGTGTCTGCCGTTTTTACAATGGATGCATAGATTTAATAAAGTGGTAAACAAACCTGAATATTCTTTGGACATGTATGCCCGTATCAGGAATTTTATTATTGGCTGGACAGAGCTTTATGGAGATACGCAACATGAAGGAGTACAGTCCATAATAGAAAACTATGTAAAATTAGGTTATTCTGAAGAAAAGATAAAAGAACTTCTTGAAGGTTTTCCAGATAATTATTTATTTTGAAGAAATAGAAAATATGATAGAGTAATGCCTCATGGCTATTGATAAACAAATACAACCTGTAAGAAGCCCTGTTCCTATAGAAACACCAATGGAAATTGAATTAGAACTTCCTGGGGAAGAAACGGGAGAAATATTAGATTTTCAACAGCCGCCACAATTCAATGAAAATTTGGCGGATTTTTTGGAAGAGGATGTTCTTCAATCATTAGGCTCTGAATTAGTAAATCTTTATGAAGAAGATAAAGAATCACGCAAGGATTGGTATGATGCTTTTAGCAAGGGTTTAGATCTTTTAGGCATTAAACAGGAAGAACGAACGCAGCCGTTTCAGGGAGCAAGTGGCGTTAATCATCCCCTTTTAGCAGAAGCAGTAACCCAGTTTCAGGCTCAAGCCTACAAGGAACTTTTACCAGCAGGCGGCCCAGTTCAGGTTCAGGTGGTAGGGACGCATAACCCAGAAATTGTAGCCCAATCAACCAGGGTCAAGGAGTTCATGAACTACCAGATTAGCCATGTAATGGAAGAATATGATCCTGAAATGGACTCATTATTGTTTTATTTACCTTTATCTGGCAGTGCCTTTAAAAAAGTTTATTTTGATACGATGTTAAATCGTGCTGTTAGTGAATTTGTAAAGGCAGAAGATTTGGTGGTTGGTTATTCCACTACAGATCTTTCAACTTCTCCTCGCGTAACCCACGTTATGACAATGACCAAGAATGATTTATTGAAAATGCAATTAAACGGCACTTATAGTGATGTTGAATTAATGCAGCCTGGGTTAATTACGCCAAATGAAGTTCAGGAAAAAATGGAAAAATTGGAAGGTGTAAATCCAACGTATGCAGAAAACAATGAGCTTTATACTATTTTAGAATTTCATGTTGATCTCAATTTAACGGAAATTGAGGACCATGGTTTTGCTTGTCCTTATATTGTGACTGTTTGTGAAGACATGAATCAAATTTTGGCGATTCGGCGCAATTGGACCGAAGGTGACACACTTTATAAAAAGATTGATTATTTTGTTCAATATAAATTTTTACCAGGACTGGGCTTTTATGGTTTTGGATTGATTCACATGATTGGAGGACTAACTAAGTCTGTTACCGCTATTTTACGGCAATTGATTGATGCTGGAACTTTGGCTAATCTTCCAGCAGGGTTCAAGGCTCGTGGTATGCGAATACAGGGAGAAGACGAGCCTTTGCAGCCTGGAGAATTTAGAGATGTTGATGTAGCAGGAGCAACGATCAAGGACTCATTACTGCCTTTACCTTATAAAGAACCTTCTGCCGTGTTGTCTCAGCTTTTAGGTCTTTTGGTAGATTCTGGTAGACGTTTTGCTTCTATTGCGGATATGCAGGTTGGTGATATTGGTAGTCAGCAATTACCTGTAGGCACGACTATAGCGATGTTGGAACGGGGCACAAAAGTCATGTCAGCTATTCATAAGCGTTTACATTTTGCTCAGAAAAAAGAATTTAGGTTATTGACTAAACTTTATGCCACTTACCTACCGCCTGAATATCCCTATATGACAGACCAGGGGCAACAAGTGATTATGGCTCAGGACTTTGATGAGCGTATTGATGTATTACCTGTTAGTGATCCAAATATATTTTCAATGGCTCAACGGGTAATGATCGCACAACAACAATTACAAATGGCACAAGCAGCACCAGATATTCATAATTTACAAGAAGCCTATCGCCGAATGTATGAGGCTTTAGAGATAAAAAACCCACAAAGTTTATTCAAACAACAACCCCAAGTTCCTCCTAGAGACCCGATCAGTGAAGAACAGGCAGCAATGATGGGGCAGTCGATCAAGGCTTTTGAATGGCAAGACCATGAGGCTTATATTGCAGCGCATTCTTCTTTTATACAAAACCCTATGGCACAACAAAATGAGGTGGTTGTTCAAATGATTAGTGCAAACATACAAGAACACCAATCAATGCTGTATCGATTGCAAATTGAAGAAGCGATGGGTCAACCATTACCGCCGTTGGAAGAATTACAACAAATGCCTCCAGAGCAAAGTCAGCAAATTATGAATGAAATTGCTCAAGCAGCAACGCAAGCCACGGCAGAAGTCACAGGAAGGGCACAAGCGCTTGCTAAAGCTGAAGAGCTGCAACGAATTGATCCAATAATCGAGCTGCAAAAAGCAGAAATTAGACAAAAAGCGGTTGCTTCCGAGCAAAAACGAGAAGTTGAGAAAGAAAAAATTGAGTCTCAAGAGGCAATTGCTGAAATGAAGATCGCAGCAGACCGAGAAAAGAATGTCCAGGCTTCAATTTTAGAGGCAGATAGGACTTATGCAGATATTTTAAACACTGTCCGAGAGGCAGACGAGAAAACTAGAACCGAATAGGAGGAAAAATGGCTAAGAAGTCTAAATCTAAGATATATCCTGGACCACAACCTAACCCTGTTAAAGGTATGGGCAAACCAGCTGGAACTGGAGAGATAGTCTCAGTTAAAGGTAAGGCTAAGGGCGGTGGAGCAGCCACAAAAGGACTTAGTTTTATCCAATGGGTTAGAAAAAGTTGATGGATTGGCTAACGGCGACTGAATTTTTATTAAAACAGTCCCGCAAACGACAAGAAGAGCTGAAAAATACGCTTGCAAGTGGGGGTGTGGGTGATTTTAACCAATATCAGCGCTTAACTGGTGAAATTGCGGGGCTAAATTACGTTGAAAACGAAATAATTGGGTTACATAGACGAATGGAGACACCAGATGAAGAGTGAAGCTAAAAGTAAGAAAATACCTCCTTTTGTTGCGAATTTTGGTTCTGAAGAGCCTGAAAAGCCAAAATCAACGAATTTTACTCCAGAGGACCTTAAAACTGGCAGTTTAGCTAAAAAATTGCCTCGTCCTACAGGTTATCGACTACTTATTTTACCTTTTGCTCCTTCGGAAAAGACAAAGGGTGGAATTTATTTGGCAAAACAAACTGTAGAACGCGAGCGTCTGACTACAGTTGTGGGCTATATTGTGGCTCTTGGGCCAGATGCATATAAAGACCCAGTTAAATTTCCTGAAGGACCTTGGTGTCAAAAAGGAGATTGGGTCATTTTCGGACGCTACGCAGGTGCTCGTATTCAAATTGATGGAGGAGACTTGCGCTTATTAAATGACGATGAAATTTTGGCAAAAATAGACGACCCTGAGGATATAATAGGGATTTAATGTTTCATTTTTCTGAATTTCGCGCTAAACTCAAATATTCATGGAGGAAACCATGCCACAACAAGCTGAAAATTTAGAACAAGAAATTGAAATTCCAACTGAAGGAGATTCTTCTCAAGAAGAAGAAGTAGTAGTAGAAGCATCTTCTGTAAATCATGAGGAAGAAATTGAACAATATAGTGAAAAGGTTCAAAAACGAATCGACAAGCTCACTTATAATCAACGTGAAGCAGAGCGACAAAGGGATGAAGCTCTTCGCGTTGCTCAGGCTTTAAAAGATAAAGTTCATCAATTTGAAAATAAAGCCGCAAAAAGTGATGAAGCACTTTTTAAAGAATATAATGGAAGAGTAATAACTGAACTTGAGCAAGCTAAAGATAAATATCGAAAAGCTATTGAATCGGGAGATCTTGATGCTCAAGTTGATACTCAACAGGATATTGCAAAATTAGCAGTAGAACAAGAAACATTGGCTCGTGCTAAAAAACAACGAGAACATTCAAGTAATGGAAATAAGCCACAGCGACAACAAGCTCCTCAAGCACCTCCAATAGATCCCAGGGCAACTACCTGGGCGCAAAAGGAAGAAAATTCTTGGTTTGGAAGGGATGAAGCTATGACCGCTGCTGCTTTTGCACTTGATAAAAAAATGCAGGAAGAGGGTATAGATCCTACAGTATCAGATTATTATGAACAATTAGACGAAAGGATTCAGAATGCTTTTCCACATAAATTTGAAAAGGAAGGTAAATCGCCTCCTGTTCAAGCAGTTGGACGAACCAGTGTTGGAACTAATCCAAACACTAGAAAGTCCAAAAAAGTAAGACTCACAGCAAGTCAGCAAGCAATTGCTAAAAAACTTGGTGTGCCATTAGAAGAGTACGCAAAGTACGTTTAATATATAGGAGTATAATATGACAGACCGCAACTCCCGTTCTGCTGAAGTACGAGTAGAAAAAACTCGCAGAAAACCTTGGCAACCACCGTCTAGTTTAGACGCACCTAAACCGCCTCCAGGATATAAATATCGCTGGATTCGTGAAAGCATTCTTGGGCAAGAAGACAAAACGAATATGTCTAAGCGTATTCGTGAAGGATTCGAGCCAGTGAGGGCTGAAACTCATCCTGAGTTTCAAGGTCCTACAATTGAGGATGGAAAACACGCAGGTGTTATTGGCGTTGGTGGCTTAATCTTAGCAAAAATAGATGAAGAAATAGTAGCTGAACGTGAGGAATATTTTCAAGAAATGGCCGATGCGTCCATGCAAGCTGTTGATTCTGAATTAATGAGGGAAAGTAATCCCATTATGCCTATTGAACCGCCTCGGCGACAGTCGAAGACCGAGTTTGGTAGCAAACGGGATCTTTCTGAAGATTAACCTTTAACTATGGGTAAATAAATTATGGCAAATGTTAATGACCCGAATGGGTTTACACCAGCTTATCATTTAACTGGTGGAACCATTAGACCTGCTCAAATGAGGATCGCAAGTGCGACAGATGCTGCTATTTATAGCGGTGATGTTGTCAATCTTTCAAGCGGTTATATCATTCAAGGCACGGCTACTGGTGCTCCTGTAGGAGTATTTGCTGGCGTTTTTTATGAGAAGACGGATGGGACTCCGGTATGGGCAAGATATTGGACCGCCGATGTAGCAACCCTAGGAAGTGTAGATGCTCAAGCCTTTGTGTATAACGATCCTGACATCGTTTACGAGGCTCAATTTACGGCTGGAACTCCAGCAGTAAGTTTTATTGGCAATAAGTACACTCTTTCAACAACGGCAGGTAGTACATCTACTGGTCGTTCGGCTGAAGGCGTTACTGCTACTACTTCTTCTGGCGTTGCTCTGTGTGTTGGCTTTGTTGATACACCAAGCAATTCGATAGGTGCAAATGCTAGAGCCTATTTCCGTTTCCCAACTAATCCATTTGAATAGGAGTTAAGAAATGGCAATTAATCGAGCGCAACTCGTTAAAGAACTTGTTCCAGGTCTTAATGCTTTATTCGGATTAGAGTATGCAAGCTATGCTGATGAGCACACGATGATTTTCGATACCGAAAGTTCTGATCGTGCTTATGAGGAAGAAGTCATGCTCTCTGGATTTGGTGAGGCAGCCGTTAAAGGAGAAGGCACTGCAGTTAAGTACGACACTGCCCAAGAAACTTGGACAGCTCGTTATGTACACAATACGGTAGCGTTAGCGTTCTCTTTGACGGAAGAGGCTATGGAAGATAATCTCTATGACACCCTATCTGCAAGGTACACCCGTGCTCTTGCTCGTTCAATGCAACAAACTAAGCAGGTTAAAGCTGCTAATGTGTTGAATAATGGTTTTAGCAGTACATATCCAGGAGGAGATGGTAAAGAACTTTTTGCCACCGATCATGGATCATTGACTGCGGGAGACCTGAGGAACGAACTAAGTACGGCAGCAGATCTTAATGAAACATCAATGGAACAAGCATTAATTGATATTGCTGGTTTCAAAGATGAACGAGGTCTGAAAGTTAATGCTCAAGCACAACGATTAATTGTGCCACCTGCATTACAGTTCGTTGCAGATCGGTTA